TACCGCAATCTCTACTTTATATTGCTGATCTCCACCCCCAGCAAAAGTCATGGCATTTACTACATCATTAGTAAAAACCCTTAGTCTGCAACTTTTACTTTTTATAGGGGTAAATTTATCCTCTGAGTTGTCAACGGTCTGTAAAACTATGGGAGCATCGGCAGTCTCTAAGTTTACTACCGTTCCATCAGTTACAGAGGTATTTGTAATCTTTACATGAATAGTCTGCTCATTCGGGCTATTGTCCGAATAATTTACTTGCGTATTAACAAAACTACCTTTGTAGAAATTAGCCATTTACTCTGAGTTGACTTCTTTGTGTTCTTGCGTATGCTAAAATAATATCTTGACCTCTTAATGTTGTAGCCCCACCTCCTCGGCCACCTAAGACAGAGGCTAATCCCTGACCAAAGCTGGGCAGCTCATCATTGGGTACAATAGTGCCAGCCACGTTAGGCACGAATAACTCAGGTCCTCTTTCTCCAACTAAGTAAGTCTTATTTCCGCTTACTGGTCCACCCTCAGCCCTTGCACCGCCAAAGTTCTTTAGTAAAGAGGCAGCAGCTATTGTGGCTATACCAATTCCAATAGCAGCCGCACCGGGGATGGCAATACCTCCCGGACCGAGGATTTTATCTATACCATCTTTGGCAATACCATAAGCAATCAATGCCTTACCAATAGCACTTAGTAAGGAACTAATAACATTTAATATGCCTTGCCCAAAGTTCTCTCCAGATAGCAAGTTTCCAAGACTCTCGCCACCCTCAGCCACAATTCGTGGCTTTACTGGGATAGTTACATCCTTTGGGTCTTTTTGTATGTTCTTAATTGCCTTTTGTAAATCAGGCAACAAACTGGGCAAAGGTCCAGCTAACTTAGCTTCTAACTCAGTTAGATTCCTTATCCCAGGTATTATATTGAAATCAAACTTAACATCAGCAACCCCACCTGATATAGATGGCAATTCTAAGCCAGTTTGCTTTTGTACTATTTGACTTAATAATCTATCTCTTTCTCTTAATTGAGCAGATAATTGGGTATTTAAATCGAGTTGATTGCGTTCCTCTTTAGTTAATAATCTGGCAGCTTGTATTCTACCATCTAAGCCCCTTTTGAGACCTAAATCTATTATCTGAGTAGTTGCACCTGCTTTCTCTAATTTAAGAATCTCTGTGGTAATATCTTCGAGCTCCTTAGTCAGAATGGCTACCTCTGATCTTGCAACCAGACTGGCAGTGTAATTCTGATAAGCAATACTCAGACTATTTATAAGCCCTTCCTCATTTTTCAAATCCCCAAAGTATTGAGGATTGATAGCTCTTAGTTTTTTAAGGATGCTATCCCTTCAAATATGGCTCTTTGCTCATCCGCTACTTTCTTACTTGCCTCGGCTAATTGCTTAGCTGATTGACTTGAACTAAAAAGCCTATCCCCAAAAGTGATAAGCAAAGATGTAACAGTAGAGACAGCAAGAGCAATTCCAGCAGGACCAGCCAACTGACCCACTAAAGCCTTTAAAGCCCCTCCGGTAGTTCCAGTAGTGGCTTTAAGTTGGTTGAATGATGTAATTAAGGGGTCAATGTTATTGGCTATACCAATAAGGCCAAATGGCGCATCTTGCACCACTCGGCTAAAGTTCGTTAAGGTCGATGTGGCTTGACCTGTGACATTCGGTAAGGTCCTAATCTTTTGACTTGCATTCTCGACCGCATTGCCTAATTGGACAGCATCTTTGCCAGTCTGGTCGAGTTCTCTGCCTAATTTGTCAAGGCCGCTAACCGCACTACTGACATCAGCCGCTATCTTTATCTGCATTTCAGCCATTCTGGTTCATTTTAAGCCTTTTTAAGGCCTCTTTCTCTCTCTTGGCTTTCAGGAGTGCCCGGATTTGTTGCTGGTCTAATTCTGTCTTAGATTCGAGCTGCCAGCTATCCATGACAAACCTTGCCCCATTACCCTTACCTATCAGAGCCTCGCATATTAAGGCTGTTTGAAACCTTAACAAGACAGACTCATTCTTTACCTTGTCGATATAACCTCTCCTCAAAAGAAGATAGTCCTCGACCTCTAATCCGTAAAAAGCATCCGGGAGCAGGCCAATCTGGCCAAAGGCTTCCGACCTCATCTCATCCCAAGTTAAGGATTTGCCACTTGGGCTGGGGCTTCCCCCTGTTCTTTCGGTTTGTTAACCTCGACAAACTTATTGATAAGAGCAGCGGCATCAGCCTCATCCATAGACCCGACCCACTCTTGGACCTGATCGATAGATACTGTCTCTTTAATTCCGTTTACCTTGTTATAGCAGTTCAAACCGCCATAAACGAGGCCACAGATAAAATCAAATTGCTTGTCTGGTTTACTTAGAAGCTCGGACATTAACAGAGGGTCAGAAGATGTAGCCTCTCCGTAGAACTTTGAGAACCACATCTTGCCGACATCCAGTGTTACATCCTTACCTCCGATTGTGTGTGTGATTTGTTTCATGTGTTATTAGCTTGCAGGTGTAGTATCAATGTCTCCCTCAATCTCGATAGTCATTGTGAACTTAGCAGTCTGACCGCTAACATTCTGCTGACCGAGAGCTGAAATCCAACCATAACCACCATGATAGACAGTCTCGGCTGAATCTGTCAAATGCCAGTACTTCTTTGTGTTGTTGGCATACAGAGTTTGAAAATCATTGAATGAAGCCTCGTTGGGATCAGGAACAGTGTCAACTACCGCATTCAGAGTGAAACGGTTGTTTTGAGGTCCTAATACTTTCAAAGTTCCACAGTTAGTCTCATCACTAACTACATTGCGGCTGCCGTCGAATGATCCCTCACTCTGGCAAACAGCCGACTTTCTTGCACCATTCGGAGTGTCTGAATATTGAATAAACATCACACTGCCGGAGATTGTTGTAGCATCTGCCATTTGTTTTTATTTAATTTTGATTAAGAATATGCTCATATCTAAGTAAAAGCCTAAATAGTTTCTCAGAGCCATCATCTTCGTAAAGCTCGGTCTCTGATTGAATCGTTATCTGTGTAATCTGATGGTCTGGTATGGTTATGCCAAAAGAGTTAGGTGCGAGGATTATCTCATCGTAAATCTCCTGAGCTATATCGTAAGCAGTCTTACTATTTCCTATGGTAGCAAATTTGGTTAGTATATCTACCACAATAATTGCAGACTGAAAAAATGCAGAGTTGTTTAGGTCTGTCTGGGTACTACCCTCTGACCTTATTAGTACATAGTTGCCATTCTGACTCAAAGGCACAGCATCCTTATAGACAGGTACACTAATAACCCCATCCAAGGTCTTGTACCATTCAGTCTTTAGGTCATATAGTGCGGTCTTAAATGCCATTTAGTACTCTTGTAACATTAGTTATCAATTTCTCCCTCACAATCGGTACTTGCTTAAAAAAGAATGGCTTGGGGCTTATTCCTTTCTTATAGATAGACCGAGCAATCAAAAAGGCTGCTCTGTTTGCCTCTTTACCCTTTGCAATCCCTTTTCTCTTTACCCATCCTTTGATAGCATCTATCAGCTTTAAAGTTCCCGATCCTTTTGCCCCCTTAAACTGAGAGGCATATTCCTCGGTCCCTGGGTATGGGTTGAATTTAGTCTTTGTGCCAAACTCAATGAATGGAGCATAAAAGACATTAGCCGAAACCACATAGGACATATCCCCTTCCTTGCTTTGTGTTATCGACCTGAATAAAGTGCCTCTGTCTCCTCCTTGGCTGGCCAAATCTCTCTTAGCTAAAGCCACAAAGTCAAAGGCAGCGACTTGAAGCTCTGCATCTACATCGGTCTTTAATTCCTTACTGGCCGAGTCTATGCGGCTTTTTAAGCTGTCTAATCCTATGACATTAACTTTAACCAAAGATGGTAAATGCGGTTACTTCCCAATAAAATCGTTTCTCATCAATCCTTCTCACAGCACTAATAGAATAGGTCTGGCCGAAATATTCTATCTTGTAGTCAGGTGTGATATTGTAGCCTCTGAATGGTAGCTTAAAGGTCTTAGTGTCTGACATATCTGTCCGACCATCAGCCTGAGTCCTACCACCTCCCTCATCACTAATCTCAGCCCACATCTTATAGGTTACTGCCACCGTATCGGTAGCATCCCCATCGGCATCGATAGTGTTAGTGTATTTTAGGAGCTTTATCGGTTTGAGGTTGCCTATCATCCTAACCAGTTGACTGTTTTATATCTACTTGCCAGATTCATGGCCTCCCGGCTCATGCCTTCCTTATTCTCATCCCCTCTATTGATATATCTATAAGCGACCTCTTTATACATGGCATCCTTTAGTCCTTTAGGTAGATCAGTATAACCAGCCTCGTAAAGCATGGTCATATTCTCATACTTGGGGTTCTTTAGGATGCGACCATTTAAGGACACATCAAAGTCATCTGTGCTTATACTATCTCCCTCATCATCTTTGACATTTAGGATAGTAGTTACCGGACCAAAGGGAATCTCAAAGCCCCCAGCCAAGTTAGTGAACTCAATCTCCCAAGTTTTAGGAACTAAGCTCAGGCCAGTAAACTCCTCAATCCTTTCTCTGGCAGAGGTAATCAGATCAGCAATCAGAGCATCATAAAAAGGGGCCAGCCGAAACCGGCCCCACCACATCAAACCACAGCACCTATTTAGAATGATCCGTAGATGATTGCATCTGTTCTCATGATGTTGATGTCTTCAAAACACTCAACGCGAGCAGTTACCAGGTTTCTCTGGAAGTTGTCGCTGTCCTCATAAGAAAACTCTACACGCAATCCCTCGGTCTCAACACGCTCCAGATAGTTAGCATCGATGATGAGGGCTTTGTCGTTAGTAACCCATGAAGCACCGATTACAGGCACTCCAGCGATACGAACGTTACCATTGGCATCGATTACGAAACCACCAGGAACAGAGTAGTCAGTTGGTTTAGTCTTAAGCAAGTCAGCCCACTGAGCATAGCTTACGAGGGCAAATGAAGCCTCGAAGTTAGCATCCAGTTGGTTGGCAATCCAGTCTACCAATTGCTCGGCATCAACAGTAGCAGCAGTAGTTGTAGAACCAGTAGCAGCTAAAGATACAGCAGAGAAAAAGGTTGAATTCTCCTTCTTGTAAAAATCACGAAGCAGCATGCGCTGAAGGGTGTTCTGCAAGAAAGGAAGTTGGAACATCATTTGCTTAGAGAAACGAGCGAAACCAGCGATGTAGTCAGATACTACTTTCACCTCAGTCAGGTCGTAGTCAATCTGGCTCTTAGGATTGCCCTCAGTCTGGATTCCGATAGAACCTTCGCCACCAGTCTCACGATAGGTAACATACAGGCCAGTAGGAGATACAGCAGTAGGGATAAGGTCGCGCATATTGATTTTCTGCGCAGGCACCAACCCTTGGCGCTGATTGTAAGTAGCAACACCATCACCAGATAGGTTGTTACCCAAAGTCATTGTACCGACAGCTTTGAGGTCGATAGTCAGCTTTGCATTCTTGTTCTTTTGGAACTCTTTGATTTCAGCTTGCTTAGAGTCAAAAGCCTCAGCCATTTGCTCAGCAAAAGCATCACCAAAAGACTTAGTCTTGTTGTCTACTTTCTTGGCAGCTTTCTCAGCAATCAGTTGGTCGAGAGCAGCTTGGTTTTTCTTAGCAGCCTCATCCATTGTTACGACAGCAGCCTTTACCTCGGCTACATCGCTTTTTACATCAGCGATAGCAGCCTCATTGGCAGCTTTCATCTTTTCTACTGACTCGGTAGCTGATTTTACCGCAGTCTCGATGCTTTTCAATTCTTCCATTGTTAGGAATTTAATTTAGTTAATAAATTGTTTAAGTTATGCTTCAATCCACTCAAATCTACCTCCGGCTCCTTAGTCTCTGCAACTGCCTCAGCGGGTTGCTCCTCTTTAGGAGTGGTATCTATTGA